TAGGTATAAAAATAGTGCTACAAACAACAGTATTATTAACTCTATTGTTAGATTAATGTACGGTAGAGGATTGAGTGCTAAAGATGCACAAAGAAAGCCAAATGAGTACGCTAGTTTAATGTCTATCTTTGGTAAAAAGGATGTTAAACAATTATGTTTAGATTTAAAGCTATTTGGTAAATGTGCTATTCAAGTACATTATTCTAAAGATAGAAAGTTAGTTAAGAAAGCATATCACATTCCTGTTAATTTATTAGCACCTGAAAAGTGCAATGAAGATGGAGATGTAGAAGCATATTATTTTAGTGATAATTGGAACGATGTAAGAAATTACGAACCTAAAAGGATACCTGCATTTGGTACTTCAAATGAAAGTGTTGAGGTGTTGTATATACAGCCTTATTCAGCAGGAATGAAATACTTTGCTCATGTAGATTATCAAGGTGGTGTTGATTACACGTTATTAGAAGAAGAGATTAGCGATTATCTAATTAACGAGGTACAAAATGGATTCTCAGGTACTAAGGTTATTAATGTAAACAATGGAGTGCCTACTGAAGAACAACAAAGTTTTATAAATGCTAAGATCAAACAAACGTTAACAGGGTCAAAAGGACAAAAGGTAATAGTTTCATTTAACGACAATAAAGAAACAGCTATTACAGTTGATGATATTCCTTTAAATGATGCTCCTGAACATTACCAATATTTGAGTGAGGAGTGTATGCGTAAAATAATGTTGTCACATTCGGTAACAAGTCCACTTATTTTTGGTATTGCTACTTCTACAGGATTCAGTTCAAATGCTGATGAGTTAGAAAACTCTTTTAACTTGTTTGATAATATGGTTATTAAGCCATTTCAGAACTTACTATTAGATGCGTTTGATAGTGTTTTAGAATATAACGGTATATCTTTAGATTTGTATTTCCCGACTTTAAATCCATTCATTAACACAGCATCTGAATTAGAGGGAGATACTACTAAAACATTAGCAAACTTAAACAGCTTATCTCCTTTAGTAGCTAACAAGGTGTTAGAATCTATGACACAAGAAGAAATTAGAAACTTAATAGGATTAAAGTCTGTTTCTAAATTATCTAAAGATTTCAACTTAGAAGATTACTTGAATGAGATAGGGGAGGATATTCCAGAGGACTGGGTATTAGTTGATGAAAGAGATGTTACATATGAAGAATTAGATGAGTTAGATATGCAGTTAGAAAAAACTGATGAAACTTTGTTATCTAAAATATTAAATTTTGTTTCTACTGGTACAGCAAGACCAAAAGCAAAAAGTTTTCAAGACAAAACTATTAAAGGTGTAAAATGGAAAGTTAGATATCAATATGCAGGAAATCCAAATCCTGAACGTGATTTTTGCAGAGCTATGATGAGCGCTAAAAAAATATATAGAAGAGAAGATTTAGAGAATATGAATAGTAAAGCAGTTAATCCTGGTTTTGAACATAATAACGAGCCATACAACGTGTTTCTTTTTGGTGGCGGTCCACGATGTAGACATTATTTTAAAAGATTAACTTTTGCTAGTGTAGAGGGTGGTGATGTTGATGTTACAAGTCCAAATGCAAGAAAAGTAGGAACTGCTGCTGCTGCAAGAAGAGGGTATAAGATTACTAATCCTTATCAAGTTAGAGTACCTAAAAACAACTTACCAAATAAAGGATTTCACCCAAACAATAAGAATTTACCAAAAGACGTTAAATAATGGCAGAAGTATTATTAATAGAAAGAGCAGATATTGTCAAGTATACACCACTAGATGGGAATACTGATACTGATAAATTCATTCAGTTTATTAAGATTGCCCAAGATATACACATTCAAAACTACTTAGGTACTGATTTACTTAATAGGTTGAAATCAGATATCGAAGCAGGTACATTGTCAGGTGTTTATTTAGACTTATTAAACAACTATGTTAAGCAAATGCTTATTCATTGGGCAATGGTTGAATATTTGCCTTTTAGTGCTTATACAGTAGCAAACAAAGGAGTATTTAAGCATACAGCAGAAAGTTCTGAAACGGTACAAAAGAATGAAGTAGACTTTTTAATTGAAAAGCAAAGGATAACAGCAGAGAACTACTCACAAAGATTCGTAGATTATATGAGTTTTAACTCAAGTTCTTTTCCTGAATATCACACTAATTCAGGTCCAGACGTTTATCCGATTAGTAACACAAATATAGGAGGTTGGTATTTATGAGAGACAGGTATAAAATGAAAGCTAAAGACGTTAAAAAGTTGCAAGAATATGCAATTAAGTTAATGCAACAAAAAGATAATAAAAAGGTTAATTAAATATGTGGGGAGAAGCAGTATACAATCTAATTGGATTTGGTAAACAGTCAGATGATGGCGATAATATAGTAGATGAAAATGATAGTTTCTTACTATTAGATGAAGCAGATGGTACTGCAATAACAGAAGATTTAAGTGTAAACTGGGGAGGTTTCGGTTTAGCTTACGATAATTCATGGTTCGGACAAACAAAATACGAAAGATAAAAAAATGGCAACAAAGAAAATAAGTCAATTAACAGCAAAAGGTGCTAATTTAGAAGCTAACGATTTACTAATAGTATCTGATTATAATGGTAGTTCTTACGATTCAAAGTATGTAACAGGTGCTGAAGTAATGCAGGAGGTTATTCAAGTAGCTGTAAGTGATGAAACAACAGCATTAACAACAGGTACAGCAAAGTTAACTTTTAGAATGCCTTTCGCTATGACTGTAACAGAAGTTAGAGCATCATTAAGCACAGCAGGAACAACTTCAGGAACTACAACAATAGATATTAATGAGGGTGGTGTTTCAATCTTATCTACATTATTAACGATTGATGCTACAGAAAAGACTAGTACAACAGCAGCAACAGCAGCAGTAATAAGTGATTCAGCACTAGCAGACGATGCAGAAATTACAATAGATATTGATGCTATTTCAGGAGGTGCAACAGAAGCAGGTTTAAAAGTTACATTAATAGGTAATAGAGCATAATATGTTTTTAATTAATCCTTATATATTACAAGCTAGTGGTAATCCTTTATGGAATGACTTACTTGCTTACTATACAGCAGACAATACACCAAATGATGCTTTAGGTAACTACAATGGTACATTAACAAATGGTGCTACTTATGGCACTGGAATTATTAATAACGGATTTAGTTTTGATGGTGTTAATGATTATGTTGATTTAGGTAATAATTTAGATTTTGATGGAAGTACACCTTTTAGTTTTTCAGGTTGGATTAAATTAAATTCATCTAAACAACAATGTTTTATTTCTAAAGAGGGCGGTAGTAGTGCTTATGTTGGATATATAGCACAAATAGAATCAACTAATGAAGTATCTCTATATTTAGGTTCTAATTTTAGTACAGGTGATTGGTTACAGGTTACGAGTAATGACACATTAACTACCTCAACATATCATATGATTACAATTACTTATGACGGTAGTAAAAATGCTTCGAATATTAAAATATATATAGATGGTGTTTCTAGCACTTTAACTATAAACAGAAATACTTTAACAGGTTCAATATCTAATTCTATTAATTGTAATATTGGAGCAGCAATATCATCAGGAGCAGGTAGATATTTTAACGGAATAATTGACGAAGTAGGGATTTGGAACAGAGAATTAACAGCATCAGAAGTAACAGAAATATATAATTCAGGTGCAGGATTACAATATTAACAATTAAAAAAATGGGATACGATATTAGACCAATAAGCGAGATAGATACATTTGATTATTCACAATGTACAGGATTACAAAATGCAAACACAGTAAGACGTTCATTAGATGGACAATTCTTCATAGTTGAAGGTGACACTTTCACAACTTACACTAGAGAAGAAATGTTAGTTATTTGTGAGGGTGCTAACTGGACACAAGAAGAACTAGTATAGAATGGAAACTTACCAATACATAGTAACATCATTATTAGGTGTGGTAGGCTACTTCCTTAGAGATGTTTATACTAGATACAAAGCTTTAGAGAAAGAACATTGGAAGCTATCTGATAGAACTATGAAGCTAGAAGGTAAGATAGAAAATCTAAATGAAAAGATGCCTTCAGAAATTGAGAATTTAGAGCGTATAATGGATTTAAAGTTTGAACAGTTTAACAAACAGTTTGAAGAACTATCTAGGGCAATCAGACACGCTGAAAGAACTATGAAAGCAAACGCAGAAGCATTTGTTCAACTATTCAAAGACATTAAGAAGTGAAGCGTATCTTTAAAAAGTTAGTTCAAGATACTTTGATGAAGTTAGAGAATGACAAATTACGTTATTCCAGAACATCTTTAACAATGTTTAGTGCATGGTTGTTAGTAGTGTATATGATTATTTACGACTTATACAAAGAGGGATTTCGTTATGATGTTTTCGTTACTATGGTAGGTGTTGCATTAGGTACTAAAGTAACTGATTCTATAAGTGAAAAGTTAAAAAAATGAAGTTAGAAAAAATATTAATAGGTGTATTATTATTAGTTGTAGCATGGTTGGTATTACATAAACAGCCAACTTTACCAACTGAGATTAGATATATCACTAAGTTAGAGCAAAAACTAGACACGCTATATAGAGATACTATTGTGTTTAAGACTAAAATAAGACGTTTTAAGGACACTATTATAATTTATAGAGATAGTATAATAATAGCTAAAGAAAACAACGATACAGTTAAGATAATAGCTTTTCAAGATTCAGTAATAGAACAACAAGATTATACCATTAAATGGCAAGATACTTTAATAGGACAATTAGATACTATTATAGACGTTCAGAACAAAGTAAACGATAAATTGAAAGATAGTATCGTAGATTTAAATAAAGACGTTCAGAAGCGAAAAAAACGAAGTAAAATAGCACACATTATTGGTAGTATAGGAATAGCAACTTTATTTGTATTAAAATGAAAATATCAGAAGAGGGCAAAGACTTAATTAAGTTATTTGAGGGTGTAAGGTTAAAAGCTTACAAATGTAGTGCGGGTGTACCTACTATTGGATTTGGAAACACATATTACCCAAATGGAGATAAGGTTAAAATGGGTGATACTATAACACTAGAAGAAGCTAGAGATTTATTTGATGACCTTATTGTAAGATATGAACGAATAGTTGAAAGTAAATTAAAAGTTGATGTTAAGCAAAATCAATTTGATGCATTAGTATCTCATACATATAACACAGGTGGAAGTACAACTTTATTTAAGTTGGTTAATATGGAAGCTAATAAAGACAAGATTAAGGATTGGTTTTTAACGAAGTACATTACAGCTAATGGAAAAGTTTTACAAGGTTTAAAAAATAGACGTTTAAAAGAGTGGGAGTTATTCAATAAATAACTATCTTTATAGTGATTTAATACACATTTCATACACATAATTTGTTTTTGACCCTTACTAGTAAAAAAGTGAGGGTTTTTTTATTGCTCAAAATCAGACAGTTATAAATTATTTTAAAATATTTTTAATTATTATTGTTATTATTATAATTATTTACTTATATTTGTACCATACAAACAAACAAAAACAAATAGATATGTTAGTGATTAAAGACAAAAGATTAGCAAGTAGTTACGACTACTTTACAAGGAATGGAAAAGGAAGCTTTAATTTTGATTTGTACGCACGTTTACTAAGTGCCAAGGGTATTGACCCAGCAAACAAGATTGAGTACATTAAACGAGCTAAAAACATTAAAACGAGATAGATTATGGATAAGTTATGGGTTTATGATGGGGTTGCATACCATTCAAGAGATTTAGCAATATTACATGGAGCAGATGAATTAAGTTTATATCCAGTGTATTTTAACGATACTTTAGATGATGATATTGAAATAGAAGTAAGTAGAGATGAGGTAACAATTACAGAATCTTACGATAGTTTTGAAATACCAACAGAACATAGAGATGATTGGGATTACTTCGATATTGATTTTAGTACAAGGTTATTATCTACAGACATGAAAGACAGAATAAAAGATAAGATTGCTGATTACATAGATGATTTAAAATGGCATGGTTACGATGAAGAAATAGACGATAAAGCATGAGCCAAGTTAACGAATACGTAAAAAAAGAAGTTTTAGAGTTAGTAAAAAAGGGTGTAGATGTTACACCCTCTATTATTTTGCAACTTAGAAAAGACTTCATTAACCACAGAAATAACTACAATAATAAGATTTTAGCAAGTGTAGATGCTGAAATATATAACCACAGAAAAAATAGAACTAAGGAAATTAAAAATATTAATACAGTTGATTTAGGTTACAAAAATGAATCTTATCTTAGTGAAGAAGAAATGATTCAAGGTTATATAGCACCAACTTTTAATGAACTATCTGAATCAGAAAAAGAAATTTATAAAACAAAATAGATAAATATATGTTAATTAAACAGTTAAGAACAACAAGAAAACGAATGATTAAAGGAGGTGTAATTAAACAACGTTATTTTCGATTATTACAACGTGAACACAGCCTAATTTTAAAATCTCTAAATTATTACAAAAATGCAGAAGAGAATTGATGAACTACTATTATCAGGTAAAAGCATAGCCGATGTAGTTAGAATAGTATCCAATGAAACTGGTAAATCTAAACAAAACATAAGATACCATGTTAACAAGATTAAAGATAGAAATAAAGCATTAAGAGATGAATGCGAAGAAAAAGGAATAGATTTTAATAGTGTTAATTACTATTGGTATAAATCAGAAAAGTTTTCGATAAATGCGACACCTAATGAAGCAGTAGATTACGAAAAGATAATCAATGACATCTTAGAGCAGAAATATCAAAAACTAGAGAAAAAACAATTACCTGAAGTAGAAACATTTGACAGATTAGTATTTACAGATACACACGTAGGAATGGATGCATCTAGAAAGGGATTAGCAATGTATGCTGAAGAGTGGGGAGGGGAGATGTTATTCCAACGTATAGAAGAAATGGCTAATAAAATGTTATCATGTAAACGTTCAAGTGTATTGTACATTGATGACTTAGGGGATTACATGGATGGTTTTAATGGTTTAACTACTAGAGGAGGTCATAAATTACCTCAAAACATGACAAATGAAGAAGCATTTGATACAGGTTTAAAAGCTAAGTTAATGTTAGTTGATTTGCTAAGTAAAGAATATGAATACATCACGTTTAATAATGTATGTAATGATAACCATTCAGCTAGTTTTGGTTATACGGTTAATTCAGCATTTAAACAGATTTGTGATGTAAAGTATAATAATGTAGAGGTTGTTAATCATTTGAAGTTCATGAGTCATTATGTAGTTGGAGACCACGCATTTGTTATTACACACGGTAAAGACGATAGACACATGAAATACGGTTTTAAACCTTTATTAGATGCAAAGCAAGTTTATAAGATTGACCAGTTCCTAAAAAATGAAGGTATATATAGAGAAGCGAAGTATATAGAAATAAGCAAAGGTGACAGCCATCAATGTTTATTTGATATGTGTACATCTGATGATTTCCATTATTTCAACTTTGCAGCTTTTAGTCCATCTTCAGAATGGGTGCAACTAAACTTTACTAAAGGTCGTTCAGGATTTACAATTATGCACATCGACAAATACACACCTAACAAATCAATATTTCCTTATTTTTTTAATAACAATTAATTATGAAAGCAACATTAGAATTTGAAGAAGAAGAAGATTTAAGAACTGCATTAGATGGTTATAAATGGAAGCTAGTAGCTTGGGATTTAGACCAAGAAATGAGAAGATTATTAAAGTACGATGATACTATTTCAGATGAGAAATGGCATCAAGTAGAAGAATTAAGAACGAAACTTAGAGAAATTATTAACGATTACAATTTAAATTTAGATTAATTATGAATGCAAAACAAAGAAAGTTAGAAAGATTAGCACAATACAAAATGAACAGTGCTAAATATGATAAAGCAGTAGTAGTAACTTATGGAGGTTTATTGGCTTTAATTGACTACATAGAAGAATGTAATGAGGTGTTTCCAGAACTTATTACAAACAGGTTAAAAAACGAGGTTAACATGGCTTTAAATAAGGTCTACGAAACTGGTGCAGATGCTAATGTTATTGAAGAACATAACGAAATAGCAAATTTATTTAGAGAAACTATTGCAGGAATAAATTAATTTATTATATTTGCATACACGAAGCCTGAGAAACTTCAAAGAAATTTAAGGAATTACAATAAGAGTCAAGTATTAAAGGTTATCTCAGGCAC